CATTATACCTCTAGGACTAAAGTCCTCGGCTGTTAAAATATTCTTGATGATAGATGAAGAAAATCCAGAAACAAGAGCAACATTATCACTTTCAACTGTAGAAGGGCTACCAGCATAACCAGCAGTATTCCAATAAACTATCTTAGGAATTTCATATCCATACTTTCTCCAATCTGCCAGTGCTTTCTCTACTTCACTTCCGTTTCCTTTTACTCCATGATGAAATTGCATATCTGATATTATCAACAACATAGTAGGCATAGCATCCTGTTTCAGATTAAAAAATCTAGCAGTATCAAGTATGAGATATAAAGCTTTATCAATCCGTGTGCCACCAACTGCCCCATCAAATATTCTCCAATCTTTTACTGCTTCAGAAAACTTCATACCGTTCCAGTTTTTAAATTTACTTTCACTACAAAATCCAATAAACTTCTTGTGGAAAGGATTGTCTTCAGGAATCTTAGCAGAACAATATAAGGCCATTCCTTGAGAAATATCAACAGCCCGAATACTACCAGATACATGAACATCCATAGAACCAGAAGTATCTGATATTACTATAATCTTCTCATTCGTTCCTTCTAAATAATTAGGAAGTGCTTCAAACTGAGCATCTGCAATCTCTCCCTCACCAAATACAGCCGTTCTCACACAATCGTGCGGAAACAAAACTTCAGCTTTTATAGTAGTCTTACCTTCTGATAGTCTTTTCTGGTATTCTTTAAATCTTTCTTCATCATGCTTTGTGAAGGCATTTGTGTATCTTGCCATTGCGACAGAAGGAACCTTTTCATACTCAATCTCCTGCCACATATCATGACACATCTTATGTTCTACAATATGGTCTTTTCGTATAGAAGCTAAAAGTTTACGGAAGTTTCTTTCACTAAGAGATAAACTTACACGAAGATGTTTGTCTTTCCTGTCTGCCCATTTTGCTGCTAACACATTCCCTTCTCTAATAGCAATAGCCCACAAATCAGCAGCAGTCTTTTCTAACTTAGTACCAAATAAAGAACGCAGATCATCCCATCTACCATACTTAGGTATTAATTCAAGATTCAAACGAAGCCACTCCGATGAACGTGAATCTGCTAACCATCTAGCACAACTTCTGAAACCACTCCTGTTTCCAGCACCACCTCTGCAATCTCTTAACCAGAATAAAAGTTTGAGAGCTGTTTCTTTTTCAACAATCCAACATTTCTGGAACAAGGAAAGAGCTGTCTCCTCTTGACCATAGAATGATTCTCTACCCTCAAACAAAGAACCAGCTTTAGAGAAAAACTCTACATGATGGTCAAGACTATGTTCGTACTGTTGTCCTCCTTCATTTGTTCTAATCATATCTTATCTCCTTTGTTAAAATGTCAGGATGGGCGGAGGGGAGACATTTTAAGTGTCTTATAGTAAACTTGCTGAACCCATCCTTCGATTTTTATCAACCTTCTACAGCAGCACCACACTTCTTGAAAAAGGTACACTCTTTACACTGATCATCTTCTTCATCATAGCAGTCTTCATCACCAAAGCAAGCAGGTTTTTTCTTACTAGATTTAGGTTGTTCAACTTCTTCTGGTTTATCAGGAAAATCTGGCACATTATCAGGTTCATCACTTGTTTCCCAAGGAACACTTACTTCTCCACCATCTTCTTCATCTTCTGAGAGAAGAGAAGTGTTCCAATGACGCCACACAGGAACCATAATCTTGAGATTTCTTCCTTCTTCTTTCCACTTCCAATAAGGACAAATTCTAAATGTAATAGATTCGTCCATTTTGAGACTGGAAATCTGAAATATCTCTACACTCTCATCATTCAACAATTCAAGAATGTTGTCAAGATCATAAAGATTGTTTAGAACAGAGCTAGGAATATCCCAATCTGCTTTATTAAGAGACGGATCAACATCATAGGAATTGAACCCCATATCACCTTTAGTCTTGGTGATCTTCAATTCTCTACCTTTGCCAGCTTTAGGATGAGCTATATCATTCCACTCACCCTTCTTCCATTTATAAATGATACGATCTCCTGCCTTCTTTCCAATTTCCATCAATACTAACTTATCAGGATTATCTGGAAATACTACGTTCATGTAAAACCGCACTTTGGCAGCCAACTTAGATGCTCTGTCCTCAGCCTCTTTTGTGCCTTGCTGGTAGAGTTTAGCTACAAAATCACAATACTCACAGTTGCCTAGTCCGTGGCGTTTTCTGCATATTACACCACTAGATTTTCCTTTAACCTGTTTTTCCATCTTAGCCCCGTCTTCAGGGTCCAACATAAACGGATCTTTCTTTGGCATAATATCCTCCTATTTAAGTGTTATCTTACTGCAAAATCCGTTCTTTTTACAGAAAGGGTTATCAGTTCTTGAAGCCTGTAGCCTTTAGCTTCAAATGCCTTTACTAAACCTCCTAAAATATTCTTTTCTTCTATAGCTTCAATTAGCTCTAGTTTTTTTCTCTTATACCGTCTATCTTTTGGAATCATATTCCTTCTCACTTCTTGAAGAGAAGATGGAGGATAAGGTTTGCCTCTCTCCTCAGCAGCTTTTAATATCTCATCTAAGATTGTAGCTGATAATACTTCCAATTCTAATGTCAATCTATCAACTCTCTTTACTGCCTGGGAATACACTCTGTGAAGTTCTCCGAGCTGTCTGGGATAATCAATCAACTCATTCTCTAAAGCATATAAAGAGCTATTGTCAATTGAGAGCTTGAGTTTAGATGGATCAAAGTTTTCCACTAAGATAACTCCTTAACATAAACATCTGCTATTATTTCTACTTTTTTAGCTCCGTCCCAACCATCTCTAAGACAGCTTTTTTCTGAAACATAAACACAATGACAGAGAGCATCCATTATGTGAGAACCAACATCAATAATATCAGGGTTGAGAGTTTCTTCTTCTGTTTCTCCTATTGGAACCCAACCTTCTACTCTAACTCTCATATCAACTCCTTTGTAAAAGCTTCAGGCTTGGATTTGGTAGTGTCTTTTATGTAAGGACAGATACAATGTTTTTTGCTGAACCAAACCTTCCGCTGTTACCAGAGTCCAGTTTCTATAAATTAATATATTGCTGAAAGAACCCTTTCTACTAATTTAACACATAATCCTAATTTGTCAAGTCTTATCCTAGTTTTTTTCCAACATTTATATCAACTTTTAGTTTGACTCTATTTAAACCATCAAAATCCTTATTGATATTCTCCATAATCTTTTTCATAATTTTTTTGACTACATCAATTTCTTCTTTTGGACATGCCACTATTACTTCGTCGTGGATTTGCATCACTACTCTAGATCTCATTTCTTTTTCAATCAATTTCTCATCTATTTGAGACATAGCTAACTGGCATAAGCTCCAAGCAGTAGATTGTACAGGGTGATTTACACATTCACGAAGCATATGATGATTATCTGGAGAGGGGTTTTCCCACACTCTACGTAAACCAAAGAAAGAATCTACGTAACCGTTCTTGATAGTGAATTTCTTAATCTTTTCTATGTTCCTTTCCATCTCAGGAAATGCTTCAAAGTATTTCTTTATAAAATTGGATGCTTCTTCTTCGGATACACCTAAGTTAAAAGCTAATCCTTTCTCTGTCTCCTGAAAAACTACCCCAAACGTGACGGCCTTGGACTTTCTTCTCTTCTCTTTATATTCCTTATTTCCGTCCTTAACCTTCCCAACAAATTCTTGATAATCTTCTCCATACACCCTGCTGGCTACTAACGAATGAAAATCTTCTCCTTCTCTATTACAAAACTCAATCAGATTTGGGTCATTGTATATAATTGACATAACCCTAACCTCTAGTTGACTCATGTCACCCTTAACAAACCACCAATCTTCTTTATCATCTAAAACCTGTTCTTTGTAAGGAATATGCTCATCCAAAGGTTTAGCTGCAATAACACACTGTTTAACTTCTGGGTGTAGATTCAATAGATTTGGATCATAAGAAGCTGATCTGCCTGTGGTAGTAGCATGAAGAGAATATGTAGTATGTGCTCTACCATCTACCAACTTATCCACGACTCCAGACAATTGATTGTTTCTCAATGCATCATAAGCCCGATATAATTCCATCAACTGGCAATATTCATTGTTATACTCCTCAGCATACTTTTTCATCACATCTTTACCAACTGATTTATTACCTTTCTTTGTAGTTTTCAGCACAGGAAGTTTATAATATTCAAAAAGCAACCACTGGAGCATAAGAGCAGATCTTGGATTGAAAGGTCTCTTAAAGTGTTCTTCACACTTCTTCACACCTTCAAGCTGTAAAGCCTTTTTCAATAACCTGTTAGATTTCTTACGATATTTCTCATCCAACTTCATCAACGCTTCCAGATCATACTTTATACCACGAATTGACATCCTTGTCAATGTTTTATTGCATGGCATGAATATATTATAGAATAGAAATTCTCTGTTCAATTCTTTGAGAAGTTTCTTCTGAGCTTTCTTTATCTTGATCATCACACCAACATCGTCTGCTGCATACTGAAGTAACTCATCTAAATCAAGCACTTTATGAGCACCACCAGCCAGCTTTACTTTAGAATCATATCCATTAGATTCTGGTGCGTATTTAGACGTTAAGAAAGAAAGGTCATTGTGTTTCATACCAGAAATAAGATATTCTGCAATACAAGTGTCAAAATACCAGTTTAATGGAAATATTCCGTGATTAACTGATAGAAATTTAACATCAAACTCAAACCCCTGACCTACGATTCCGAGCTTACGAGTCTCAAATAAGTGTTTCAGTTCGGATCTTACTTGAGATAAAATAGAACCATCTATAATATATATAGGCTCATTCCCAGCAGAGAGTTGCAGTAATCTAATATCTCCTGTGTATGGATTCAATCCATCTGTTTCAGAATCCATATATATTTCAGTTCCCATACCAAGCCATTTGAAAGGCTTTTCAAACTCTTCTGGTGATCTTATATATAGGTATTCGTAATGTTTGATATTGATTTCTTTACCAAGTAAAGAAGATATCTCTCTGAAATCTTCAAGGAGTTTTTCCCACTTATTAGGATCATAAAGAGCCGCTGCTGGGTGATATGTGACAAAAACAGGACATTTGAGACGTTCTGATTGAATAACTTTACCTATATGTTGAGAGAATTCATCTTTACTCATTCCTGTTGTCTGGTAAAAAGCTATTCTACCTAATGCCACAACTATCTTAGGTTTGATCTTTTCAACATCATTCAATAGATGAACAAAGCAGGCATCAAGCATCTTCCTTGGTGGAGTGGTATTGTCCTTGATATAACAGCGAAGAGAATTACAAATAGCTACTTCATGTCTGCTCAGTCCTATTAATTTCAATAATTTATTCAACTTCTTTCCTGCTTTGCCTACAAACGGTTCACCAGTTTCACATTCAGTTCTGCCATACATCTCTCCTACAAACAGGACTGGTGAAGATAGATTTCCAAAAACAGGAGCACAGTTAACATTATATTCGTTCTGGTATGCAGGACAACGAGTACATTTTAACATGAACTTTCCCTATTTCTTCTTTTAAAATATTTTGACAGTTTCATTCAATCAAATTTCTTTAATGCACTTAGATTGGCATTAAGCCAATCTTGAAAGAATTGTCCATGCAACTGCTGCACATAAAGGGACTTGTCCATTTCCAATAGCTCTAAACCTGTCCATCCTATAGGCCATCCCATCATCCATTCCCAAAGCTCCGGCCAAAGCTGTTGCCGTCCAAGGTTCAGCACAAAGCTTCTTAGATTTCCACAACTTCTCCATTTTTGCATTGAAGGAGCTAATTGGTTTGCTTTTGTAGTTGGCGTTGCCAATAATCCATAATCTGAGCCGTCTGTGTGGTGCTCCAATGTCAGACGCAGCCAATTCAATGCTACTCGTGCCGTATCCAATAGATTTGAGGTCTCTTTGCCATTTTGTGATATTTTTTCTTGCTCCACCAACGTTTTCAAGGAAACAGAATCTGGGCTGGACTTTCTCAATGACCTCCTTCGTTTCTGGCCATAAGGATTTTGCAATAATTCTCCCGTGTGAAGCTGTGCTGAATGGCTGACATGGGAATCCTGCTGTAATTCCGTCAACCAATCCCTTATAGCTTTCGGTGTACCCTTGATTGATGAAATCTCGGATATCGCCGAATATTGGAGCTGCATCAAGGAATCCTTCTTTGATCCGTTGTGTGATGAGTTGCTGACAGAACTCGTCAATTTCAACATAACCTACACACCTCCATCCTAGTAAGTGTTGATAAGCCAAATCTCCACCACAACCTCCGGAGTATAGACTTAGATATAGAATTTGAGACATCTCTAAGGTTTCTCCTTTATTTTCATTT